TCAATGCTATCTGGATCTCGTTACCGCGGGTACAGCCTGTTTGATGTTCGAAGAAGCGCCAATTGGTGAGCCATCAGCATTCAGGTTTACCGCAATCCCGCTCGCTGACGTGGTCTTCGAAGAAAGCATATCGGGCCGCCTCGACGCGACATTTCGGCGTGCAGAGATGACCTACGCTCAATTTCGAGACCGCTTTCCAGATGCGTCTTTAGACAAAACCCAAGATGAAGCTGAAATTGAGGACCTCAAAATCATCGTTATTGAAGCCGTGTTCCCGGTTGAGCGTGGGTATGAGTATCTTGCTGTACGTGAAGCTGGCGTGAGCAATGGCAACAACGAAGCGGCCATCTTAAAGACGGGACTGTTTCAATCATCACCCTTCATCAATTTTCGCTGGGTTAAAGCGCCCGGTGAAATTTATGGCCGATCCCCGGTGATGAAAGCGTTGCCGGATATTAAGACAGCCAACAAAGTCGTTGAACTTATTCTGAAGAACGCGTCCATCGCTGTCACCGGTATATGGCAGGCCGATGACGACGGGGTATTGAACCCGGCAACGATTAAGCTGGAGCCTGGTACGATTATCCCGAAAGCCGTTGGTTCAGCCGGTTTAACCCCACTAAAGCCAGCCAACGACATGAACCTATCGATGACGGTCCTGGATCAAATGCGGACCCGGATCAGGCACGCCTTAATGGTCGATATGTTAGGCCAACCCGACACGCCAAATATGACGGCCACTGAAGTCGTTGCCCGGTCACTTGATATGGCTCGATTACTGGGTGCGACATACGGACGCCTGCAATCTGAACTACTCACGCCTCTGGCCATGCGCGCTGTTGCGATTTTGCAAAGGCGCGGTGAAGTGGCCCGTTTTGAAATCGATGGGCATATGGTCGAACTTGAGTACACGTCGCCTCTTGCACGCCAACAAGTCCAGCGTGAAGCCAGCATGGTGAAAGAGTGGATGGCGGCGATCACATCTTTGGGTGCGGAAGCTCAAAACCTGATCGACCCGGTCAAAGCTTCACGGTATCTGGCGCGCGCATATGGTGTTCCCGAAGACATCTTGCGCTCTGAAGAAGATGTTCAAAAGGCCTTGCCTAAAGCATCCGTAATTCCGGGAACAGAAGCTGATGAGGACAGTGGTGACCTACTGCAGAATATTATAGGTGCAGTCAGCCAAACTATGGCAGGCCAAGGCGCGGTCGATCCTGCAATGCCAGCCTCGATAGAATCGCAAGTGCAACTGATCCCTCAATCTTTGAATGAGGAAAATCTGGATGTCTGATCCATTAGATCAACCTTTGCCAAGTAAGGACGATCGTCCAACACCCTTAGAACTCAGTCTAATTGCAGCTCGATGTTTCCAGGGTGGAGATGGGCGCCGACTGCTTAATTACCTAAGAGCAATGACGCTCGAACGTACGCTTGGGCCCGGTGCGGATGATTCTCATCTTCGCCACCTCGAAGGTCAGCGTCAACTCGTTCAACATCTCACAGCATTGATAGAACGTGGTCGCACCGGCGCGCCCGATAGCTCAACCACAACTCATGAAACCGAATAGGAAATAAACATGCATAGCCAGTATGATGAAACACATAAGTCGGTCGCATCCGACCCGAGCAATACTCAAAGTACATTACAATCTCCAACGGTAACACCTGATCCGATTGAGAGCACACGTGTTCAACGCCCACACGGGCTCCCGGACAAATTCTGGGATGTCGAAAAGGGTGAGCCTAGGGTTGGGTCGCTTTGGAGATCATATCAGGCGTTAGAACAGCGCTTTGGTCGAGGTGAAGATGTCGTCCCGCCTTCACACGAAGACTACTGCCTGGAATGTGGTGACCACACACCTGATCCTGACGTAAATGCCGTGCTTCACCGTGCCGGGTTTACGAATACACAAGCCCAGGTTGTTTATGATCTAGCCCGCCATTACGTCGTTCCAAAGCTCCAGGACTCTGAAAAGAATATCGAAGCTGCAACCGTTAAAGGCCGTCTCGAAGAATACTTTGGCGGTAAGGAACGTTGGACCACTGTATCCCGGCAATTGGGTGATTGGGGCCGCACGCATCTGCCTGAAGATGTAATGGAGGCGATGACCTCGTCGTTTGAAGGCATTCAAGCCTTACATCGAATGATGGCAGCCGATGAACCTGGAATCTCTCATCGTACCGATGGAAATGCTGGGGACCTCAATGAGAAAAAATTAAAAGAACTGATGGCAGAGCCTAAGTATTGGCGAGATCAGGATCCAGCCATGGTGGCTAAAGTACGCGCCGGGTTTGAGCGGCTATATCCAAGCTAATTCTGGCTTGGCTCAGCGGGTTGGAGTTGAGCGCGCTTAATTTGGATGGGCGCGATCCTTCATCGGGTGGGGGTGCTGTATTCCCTTGGACAGCATCCCCGCCATTTTTACGACGACAGTGCGAACTCGAAATACAGTTCCCGAGCACGTGTAGATACGGGGCCAGGTTGTAGGGTGCGATCTTCAATTTTTGTACAGGGCAATACCTTTGCATAATTGCCGGTCGCAAATAACTCATCAGCCTCAAGGACGTCATTAAAATCGATACTGCGCTCTATAACGGTGTGCCCGTCATCGCGAAGTAATTGCATAACACGCTGACGGGTGATGCCGTTTAAGAATGTACCATTGATCACGGGTGTTGAGACGACACCGTCTTTGACCATGAACAAGTTTGCATAGGAAAATTCTGCGACGTTGCCGCTCGGGTCTAATACAACGCCGACATCAAAGCCCTTCTTTTGGGCTTCGCCGACACTCCGGGCAACATTGGGATAAAGGCAAGATGCCTTGGCCTCGGTCGGTGCCATATCGCGCGCCGGACGTCGGAAACTACTGAGGCACCCACTAAAGCCATCAAAAGGTGGAATGGGTGCTTCACGGACAACCATAGAAAACTGGGTACTTGCAGGATCAGGTAAAACAACGGCGCCTTCTTCAGCATAGAAGATAGGGCAGATATAAAGCGCGGTCTCACCGTCAAATTTACCAATACCTTCCCAAGCCAGCGCAATGATTTCGTCCGCACTTAGCGTTGGTGCCATGCCTAGAATATATGCTGAATTTATAACTCGTGCTGCATGTTTGTCCAAATCAGGTGCATGTCCCGACATGTACCGAGCGCCGTCAAACACTGTCGAAGCTAACCAAAAAGCTTGATGACGCGGTGCTAAGACGGCTTTGTCGCCGTCGTGCCAAGCGCCATTTGCATAGGTCCAGACGGAACCCGCTGCGTTGTGTGCCACCTGAGACCTCCTATCGCCTTAAAATTCAGCTATGGGAGAGTGTAGCGGATGAACATTAGTCTGGAAAATAAACTGTGTATTTTCTAACGACATTCTGAATGGCTAGAAGGACCTGATTACCTTCCTGCCTAAACATTGAGAGGATATAAACGTGAAATCACAATCCAAACCGTTTACTGTCAAGGATACAACAACCAAAGTCTTGTCGAAGTTTGCGACGGTCGAAGAAGCATGGTTCTGGTTCATCCGCACTGAAAAATCTCGAGCGGAACAAGCAAAAGCAGAGCGCTGTGATACCATGAGTGAACGGCCTTGTGACCCAGACGATATTTTCAACTGTGTTGCACGCCTTTATCGCGAGAAGCTCTTATGTCCACTACACCTCGAGGTGCTAGGGGAGTATGGATATCTGGATCGAGATCCCTATACGGATGACGATACTGAAGTTGTTGATTGGGTCGTCTGGATGGACGCCTTTGATGTTCTCGAGCCTTATCTTCTTGAAAAGGAAATTATAGAATGTCCAACTCATTTCAAATGAGGCCATACGGACAATCCTTGGCCATCGTTGTTTTTGGGCCTTCTTCACTAGGGTATTTACAGGTTTTAAAGGCCAGGTATCAGCACTGCTCTGTTATTACGCAAGATCACGGCCTTTGGCATATGATGGATCCAGTATCAAATGGAACGCACATCACTATGTTGGGTGAAGCAAGGCCAGACGTGATTGTACGTACATTCAAAGAAGACGGTTATGATGCGCTTGCGGTTCAGCGCATCCTCCGATCTGCAAGGAAATGCCATGGGGGCCATACACTTGTGTAGAAGCGGTTAAGCGAGTCCTCGGCATTCATGACCGATGGGTGCTTGCCCCATGGCAATTGCGCCAATCATTGTCCCACTTCAGCTGTTCTTAGTATGCGTATTCTGTAAATACAGGGTCTACATTTTCGCCCCATAATCGATAATAGGCGGAAAGCAATTCGTCCGCTGGTGTTAATCCGCTCTCAGCCGTCTGAAACATTGGTTTCAAGAAGTGACTTTCATCCATGCCAAC